TAGTTTTTCGTATTCAAGTTTTGAAATTTCCGCGCTGATTTGCGCCAGTTTTTTCTGACCTTCCAGGCGTATGGCAGTTTGCCTGTCGTTTACTAAGTTGGCTTCAAAAATTCTGTTATCTATGCCGTAAATTTGCTGTTTCAAATCGCGTTGAATTGCCAAGTCGCCAAGTGAATTCTTAAGGCGCAACGCCTCTTCTGCTGCTTTTTCGGCAGCTCTTTCAGCATCACTTTTACCTTTGCGACCTTTTTTACCCGTTGCACCACCACCAAGGTCCAGTCCCTGCATCGACAGACGAATTGGCATCTCTGGTCCAATTGGTGCTGCAAATGGTTTGCTTGCATTTTTCTTGGCCCCAGCGCCAGCAAGTTGACCCAATGCACCAGTACCGCCAAGAGTCATGAAGTTAAGCAGCATCATCAAGCCCTTGCTTTGGCCCAATGCTGCAAACTTGCCAATGGTTCCAGACAATGCAGTATTGATGCCACTGATGCCACTTGCAACGCCGCTGAAGGCGCCAGCAAGTAATCCAAAACCAGTTTTTAAATCAGTTACAAATTGAGTTGCGTTTTGAACTGCAACGGTGATTTGTCCGATTGCACCAATCACCGCAGGTGCAACATCACTTGTGACGGCAATTTTAAAATCTTCCATTGCATTGTTAAGTGCCACAATTTTTTGTTGTGGCGTATCCATCGCAACAGCCAACTTGTCTGCGCCTTCAGTCCTAATCCGATCAAGTGCGCGGATCATCACTTCAGATGTAATCTTGCCTTCGGATCCAAGTTTTTTGATGGATCCAACAGTGACATTCATTTCTCTGGCAATTGCCTGAGTAATGCTTGGCATCTGCTCAAGAACTGATCGCAGTTCGTCGCCTTGTAGCGTGCCAGAACCAAGACCCTGGGACAACTGTAAGAATGCAGACGATGCTGCGCCAGCCTCGACGCTGCTTAGTTTGACGGCAGTATTGAAACCTTCGTAAATTGCGTTGATCTCACTTAGACCAAAACCAACTGGACGTAAACGCGTGTAAATATCAGCTACTGCATTAGCCGCTTCTGTCTGCGACAAACCAAACTTAGCCGAGGCATTCCTGGCGGTTTGCATAACAAGTCTGTAATCATCCAGACCTGTGCTAACCATTTTGATGCGACGATTTGCCGCATCTGCTGCATTGGCAGTAGCAAAAAAGTCCTTAGCAATGTTTAAGGCATTCGTGCCCGCGACTGCTACGCCAAGACCAGCAAAAGCAGTTTCAAGCTGCTTGACCGATCTATTTGTATTGTTGACCTGCCTTTCTAGCTGTGTCGCAGCTGCGTTTACATTGCGTATTGAACTGACAGCCCCTTGGCTGTTTACCTGAATATCAACGGTTGCTACTGCCACGGATCGACCACTGCTATTGCGTCAGTCTACTAGCTACGTCGCTTAGCCTTGTCGATCTCTTCGCGTTCACGCTTGCCTTTCAACTCGTAGTACGCAGCAAAGTGGATGAACTCCGCATCCGTCAGTTCCTGCCGAAGCCGACTCACCGTCATGCCTAGCTCGGTAGCTAGAAACATTTCAAAGTAAAGCCAGCTATCGGTCTCTAGTCGTTTTTTGCTTCTTCCAGCGACTCAGGCGCACCAAGATCAAACAGGAACAGTTCCAGTTCGTTCAGCACCGATTCGGGCAATTCACGTTGCAACTTTGCCGCATCAGCAGAAGCAAAGGCTTTAGTGCCGTCTTCCAGTTCGGCCATGTGGCACAGCATCTGGGTGCTGATGTCCAAGGCTTCTTCTGATCCAGCAAGACCAGTGGCCCGCTTACGATCTGCACGAGTGATCGGCTTGAAGTACAGCGACAGCACTACGGTGCCGTCTTCCTTCTTGATGTTGAATTGACGCCGCTGGTTGAGGTCAAAAGCCCCGGTGAGAAGATCAACGGGGCGTGGTGTGGCAGGCATTAGATCGAGGTAGTAATGGCACCGTTCATGGTGAAGTTAACCGTCACCACTTCCAGTTCGCCAACCGTAGCACCGTAATCAGTGGATGTGATTACGATGCTGCCAGTGATCTTCTTGCCGCCAGTTTCGTCAAGATACAACTCAACAGAGGCGTTGCCCTCGTCGGTTGCTACGTTGACATCCCGAATCAAGTCAAGCTTGTCACCGGCTCCAGGCGCGTCATACATGACTTCCATGCTGCCGGTGCCTGCAATCAGGCCACCAATGTTGGCCTTGTAGGTTGCGCCTTGAGCAGTTGTCTCAAGCACGTCCTTTTCCACGGTCATCGACCAGGAACGCACAGCAGCAATCTCAGAGATGCCGCCGCTGCTGTCCTTATCAAAGAAAACCGTACCCTGTTCGCCGCGATAGAAAGCCATGATCAGATGGAGTTGGTGATGGTTCCAGAGGTGACAAAGTTACAGGTGATAACCTCCAACTCGCCAACAGTAGCGCTGTAATCGGCTGATGTAATCAACCCGACGAAGCTGATCTTTTTGGTGCCTGTGGTGTCTAGGAACAACTCAAAAGCTGCGACGCCTTGATCGGTTGCTGTGTTAGCAGCCTTGACAAAAACGTTGGTCTCGTCAGCGCTACTGGCAGAGTAGATCAGCTCGACGCTGCCAGAACCGGCGATCAGGCCGCCAATGTTGCTCTTGTAAGTGGCACCTAGAGCAGTGGTTTCCAGCACATCCTTCTCGATGGTCATAGACCACGAACGAGTGGATGCAATGGTGGCAGTGGTGCTACCGGCATCGTCAAATTTGACGGAGCCTTGTTCGCCGCGATAAAAGGCCATGGTTAGAGATCCTCGAAGGTTTCAAAGGTCATTCTGACCTGTGTTTGGAAGTACCCTTCGGGAGACGGCGTGGCCACCACCTCTGGGCCAGTTGGGGGATCAAAGCGAACCCCGGATACGACAATTCTATTGTAAAGGTCTCGTACTCTTTTGCCGACGGTGAAGTTGGCGCCTGGGCCAACACCTTTGGCGGAGAAGATATTTACAACGATGACACCGATGACGCTGTTGCTGGCGCCAGCCGTGCTGCCCATGGTCATGTAGTTGTTCGTGCCGAAACTGACCGTGCATTGTGCCCAAGTGCTACCTGGCGTGGGCGTGTAGGCCACGTTATGGAACACCACTGGGATGACTGGTGCGATGGCCAGTTCAGTGGCTAAGCGGCCTTCGACGATGGCGCGGATTGCGTTGAGATCCAGTGCAGCCATTACTCGTTCCTCCCGATGATGTCGGCTAGCTGCCTAGCGCGATTGGTCATCTGCCGGGCAATGATGTCGATCCATCCTGCCGGTGCTTGACGGCTATGGCCATTGGCCAGTGATTCGGCGTATGGCAACGAGTTGTGAACGTTGTATCTGATGCCAAAACGTTCGTTGCCAGGTGTGTAGTTGATGCCCACAGGTGCCAGTGATCCGCCAGTTCCTGCGTCGTAGTTGCCGGTAGCGTTTTCGCCAATTGCCCAGCTGGAACGAAAGCGGCCAGTATCCACTGGACTCTGTGACTTGACCTGCTGATCCGTTTCAAGCACCACCACGCGCAGCAACTGGTTCATCTGGCCTTCGCAGAAGTTGCCGATCTCGCCAATCTTGATGCGTCTTGCCATGATCAGGCTCGTAGGACCAGTTCGTAAGTTATTGCCTGGTTGTCTTGCTCGATGGTCTGCACGGTGATGATCTGATGCGACACGGTGCTGATGATCACGCGGTCGGCGGTGCTTGGTGTTACGGCCAGATCAGTTGCCGCGATGAACAACCGCTTGTCACCAGCTTGGACTAGCTCGTTGACCTCACGGGCGTTCACATCTTGCAATACGCCAAGCAGGCTGTAGTCGGTCGCCGTCTCGGTTACAGCGCCTGTGGAGGCGTTGTAGGTGCCGCTGGTAACCCGCCTGTAGGTCAACGCACCACCAAACTTGCCCATCAGCTTGGAGGCGGTCTTCTGTAGCGAGGAAGCTAGTGCCATCAGAGCTTGTAGGCAAGGCAGTGGCCAGCCGACAGGTTAATACTGGTGAAAACACCATAAATTGTTACGCCAGCAGTAGGAGTATGACCGGCCAATGATGCCCCGTCATAGTTGGTGCTAATAATTTCAGTGATTGCTGCGCTACCAAAAAAAGTAATCGCGCACCAGCGGCCAGTCACTGTTGTTGCGGCGTCAACAAAAGTTGCGCCTTTGGAATAATCAATGCCTAATACGTTGGAATCACCCATGATCAGCTCCGGCGGATGGCGATGTTGCCTGGTCCACTGATTCTAAGGCCAGTTAGATACCGTTCCATCATTGGCGGCACTTTATCCGCACCAGCCTGTGGACTGCTGGTGTTCACGCTGACGCTGATCGGGCCGATGCTGACGCTGTTGTAGTCCTCAAGACCACTCAGGCCGAGGCTATCAGTGTTGTTGTTGAGGAAGACGGCCAGCACCACCTGGGCCTGCTTGATCTGCGGGGGAATCTCACCGTCAGTGAAGTAGTCGGTGGTAATGCGAAACGGGAAACCGGTTGCGTAGGTGTTGATATAGGTATCAGGCTTCCGTACTCCAGTCCGAGGCCACTGCATTGACTGGGTGTCAGTAGCGCGAGCACCAAGAAAACGTTCACGGTCCAACCTCTGGGCAGCGGTGTACAGTGCGCGGTTCTTGGCGTCAGTGGTCGCGGTGCCCCATGCGGTCACATCCGCATCAAGCACCAGACCATCAACAATGTCTTGCGCGTCAGCCAGCGTCAGGTAGGTATTCGATGTGCTTCCGCCGATTGTTGCGACGAGTGCGATTGCCATTCACCGGCTCGGTAATTTCTTCGGGTGCTACTTCCACAGTAGCTGGCTCTTCGACGGGAAAAGAGGCCACCTCGTTAGAGGTAGCCTCCTGTTCACGCAGTCGCCGGAAAGCGAACAAACCCATCAAACGCGCTCAAGCAGCACGCTGATGATCACGCCAGCAACCGCAGTGGTGGTGCCGGTCACGTCCAGAGACAGGCGATCGCCAGCCTCAAGGATCAGGTTGGCAGTGGTGCTGGTCAGCTCACCTGAATCAGCCGCATCGAACTTCTGCTCGGTAAGAGCAGTGCCCTTGAGGTCGATTTTGGTGCTGCCAAGCAAGTCATCACCTGCGGTGGCGGCTTCGGTGCCTTGGCAACGACGAATCGTTGCACTAACAGCGGAACCGTCAGAACCGGCAACGGTATGGATCTCACGAATGGTGACCACTTGGCACTTCACTGGGGCGGTGAAGAACTGGACATCAGCCACCGAAGAGGCGATGAAGTGATCAGCAACGATGAACTGCTCTGTAGACAGTTCAAACTGGGAAGGTTGGGCCATGGTTAGTTCCTCCTATCAATCGAAGTTGGAGGTGATGGTCGCACGCACGATACCAATGTTCTTGGTTTCGTACACTTTCGACCAGTTACCCACCGTTGCCAGTTGAGCGCGAGTTGGGTTGGTCGTGGTGACCGCCCACTTGGCGCCAACAGGGTGGTACAGGTAGTGCATGTCAAGTGACATGGCGTCCGATTTGGCCAGGATGTCCCGGTCGGTTTCGGTGCGCATTGCAGCTTGCTCACCGGTGGCGATGGCGCCGTTGGTGAAGAAGTAGCAAGCGTAGTTACCACCAGAGTTGGTGATGTCGTCAGAGACGATCACACGCAGACCCATGTAGGTGGGGATGCTGTACTCGTTGCTAAAGGAACCAGCAATAGAACCGCCGATGGCGTTAATGGTGCTGGCGCCGGTAGCAGCGGTGCTCAGGCGGGCTTCCGTGTTGGTCACGTAGTCAATCGCCTTGCGCTCTACGAGGTCGTAGTAGCAAGCCGAGTGCATGGCCACAGCAGCCAGCTTGTCGCCTTGATCGCCGAGTTTGGCGCGTGCTTGAGCAACCTGCTTGGGACCCAGTGCGGTCATGCCGCTGGTGTCAAAGCGCAGTGCGTCAAAAGCAGGTGAATCAGAACCAGTCAAGGCACCGAACACACCTTCCAGGCACTTGTACAGGTCAGCCTGCTGCTGGTTGGCAACGTACTCGCCAACTTTGGCGCCGATGGCGGCCATGGGATCAGAACCGGCGGCAAGAGCAGCCAGGTCACGAGCCTCAAAGGCACGACCACGGTGCAGGATCACGCCAACTTGCTTGTCAGCAGTGATTTTGCCAGGTGTAAGCGAGGTGCTGTCGGTAAGAACTTCCAGATCGCCAGACAGGTTGGCTTTCCAGAATGGAACGTTGACGAAATCACCGCCTTCAGTGGCATTCA